TCAGAATTATGGTCTACGTTGTGTTTCCACAATATGACCAAACGTTCTGACCAGTCTAGTCCAGGATTACCATTCGAAGTGCTAATACGGTTGTTAAGTACTTCTAGAAATTCTATAAAACCCTCAACAGATTTTGTAGATTCTAAAAGGACTTTAGGAGGTATAGGGGAAATATCTATACCGTTACAAAAGTAACGTTTAGCTATTTCACCGATGTTTGCTTTACCTTTGGGTACAAGTGACTTTGAGTCACTGATCTGTACTCCTAGGATTTCAAGCATCTGCCTGTACATCCCCGCAGCTTTACCATCTTGCAATACCATATCATCTCCAATTATAGCATAGAAGGATTTAGGGTCACCCCCAGATCTTTCCAGACAATAATTGACGAGGACATGGTGAGATATGGAGAAGGCCGCCCATGAGGATAACATCCCCATGGGTTGACCACATCCATATCTAATCTTTCTATCCTTATAGTGGAAATCTCTTTCCACTAGAAGCTTAGCCCAGTCTTCTATTAGATCTCCGAGAAGTGGAGTAAGTACCACCTTTTGGAACTCTAATGGAAATCTATCTGTTGCGGCCGTAAGGTCGAAACAGTATAGACTATGATGGGTTGTAATTACCCTAACCTGTTCAGCTAATGCTGGATGGGAGAAGGTACCATCATGAGGCATCGATTTGAGAACATTCATGAAATATTCATGAATGGGCTTAAGAGCACTCTGTGTCCAGATATCTGGAATACAGATTGCCCTGGTTTTCCCTCCGTCTTCACTTAACAAGTGAATTCTTCCGGAAACCGGTCGATATTTAAATGTAAATTTAAATTGAGTTAAGGATTCAGAATATATATCATAGAATCTCTTTACAGATTCTTTGACATATGTCTTATCAACGACCTTAAAGACCGTTGGAAGAATTTCTAAATCATAGATAGATTTTGCATCCACTATAGATGTAATTCCCATTGCTGAATGCCCTGAGGCACCAGCTTTGGTTGTTGCATATATAGGGAGTGATTGAGATGGAACAAAACTATCAATTTTATGTTTCTGAAAGAAATTTCGAGCATAATTTTGAAAATCTTGTAACATCTCTGGTAATAATGTTTGTGAACCTGGTTCAGTGATACCATTAATCATGGTCTCATCTGGAGATAAGCTGTAAAGCTTATAATATCCAAGAGCAGTGAGAACTGCCCTCTGATATTCAGGATCATTGACTTGGTGAGGGTCAATCCCAAGATATTTGGGATAGCCCAAGAAACCAGTTCTAAGCCAAATTTGGCTTAGTTTTGGTTCTTGTTCAAGGAACATCATTCCGAC